TTAGAGTGATCAAAATTTCCAATGAGAAACTGGCCTGTGATCTCATTTTTTGACCAAGATTTAATGGTCGAATAGAAATTTTCAATTTTTTCGTCAATATCAAAATCTAAAGGACGTAGTATGTCAACTAGTCTGATAATATTTTTTTCTGTTAGGTCAGCGATATATAATTTTCCATTGGCCTCTTGTGTAAAACCAGAAATTTCTCGGTTATTTGCCGCCAATAATTTTCGAATATTTGAGGAAAATGCAAATTCAATGACTAAATTTTGATCTCCTGAATTATTTGTTGATATATAAAACTTTTTAGTTTTATCAACAGGTCTAAAAATCCTTGACCAAGTAGGAGTAGCAATAGTTTCTAAAATTTGATCTGTTAATTTTGGAATTTTTTCAGAATTTTCCTTTAAAATCTTAACCAACAGGCGAGATTGATTTTCTGTAATGAAACTTGGGCCAAGTACTATCTTCGAAAGACTTTTTAGTACCTTCAAATCTCTCTTGGCTAGATTTTTAAGATCTTGCTCAGGTAAAGAAAGTAAATTAATCAGTAATTTGTCAACAGTTATCATAATTTTATTGTACACACTTTGTTACTAAAAGTCAAATCTTTGAAAGAAAAAAATAGGCCTCATAATTATTTAAGGCCTATAGTCAGTATTTTGGACGAATTCGTTATAGTGTTGCGTCTTCCATACCGGCAACACGCAATTTAACAATATTTGTTAATTGCCATTGCTTTTGATCAAGTGCTTTGGTGATACCTAACCATTTATTTCTAAGCAAAGCAAATTCATTGATAATTTTTTCAAAATCAACGACATCTGCTTCACCTTCTACAAATTTTTCGCAATCACGACTGCTTAAGGCACGTTGATAATTCTCAAGATACTTTCTAAAGTGTTGACTTTTAAGTCTCCTAAGCTCAATATTAAGATATTCTAAAATTGCTTCAATTTCTTGAAGCTGACTAAATCTTTGTTCCACAATACCAGGCATACCGGCCGCGGCTTTTTCAATATTTCCCGTTATACGGCATTCATCTTTTGCGGCCTGTAATTCAGCCGTAAAGTATTCCACAGCATCTGGGATAAAAGAAATGTCTTTTGATATCTTAGTGTACCAAGCCATTAGAAATCCAATTCTTTATAGTCATCATCTTCTTCAGCATCTTCCTCATCGAGATAATATTCAATAGCTTGGTCTAGAGTTTCGTCGACGCCCGTAGCACCCTCTAACACACGATCACTAACTCCGTAATCAGCCAACAAATCAACGTATCTCTCTGCGGCAACTTCCAATTGTTTCTTATCAATATAGTCAGCGAATATCAACCAGATATCACCAATTTGGCTCTCATTCAACATGCTCTTCATTCTCCTCAGGAACAGTAGTTGTTATAGTAGTTTTGATATGGAATTTCTCCATTATCATATCTAATTTATCATCTTTCCATTCTTTTCGGTAGAATTTGAATTCTTCTCCAGTCTCTGGGTCAACCCACTTGAGTCTATTGCCTTCTTGCTTGAGCAAACCTTCTTTTTCAAACAAGTCAACAACGCCGCTATAAGGATTCATACCTGTTTCGTATGGGATCTTAACTTGAACGCCTTCAAAAGGTTTAGCATATCGTGTTTTCATGATTTTACATGCGGCACGAATACCATTTACTTCAGAAACCTTGTTGCCATCCTCGTCTTCTTTGAGTTTTAGTTTTTTCATAGCAACAACAATAGAACTTGCGTAGATAAAACCTTGTCCGCCTGAAATTTTGTCATCTGGATCGAACATATCTTGACTTGCGTATGTGTGATTTGTTGCAACAAGCCCAATATTAAGGCTACCAAACATATTCACACAGTTACGGACAAGTGCTGTCAGTGCTTTAGGCTTACGGCCCATATCACCTTTTAAATCACCTGCTTCGAACTGGTTAACGTCTGTTGGTGTTAGCAACATACCCAGCGAATCGACAACAAATAACACCTTGGGACGATTCTCTTCTGGCATTTCTTTGTATTCTTTAATAAATTCGTTGATAGTTTTAGCAACATCATCGATCATTGCCATGTTGAGCTTGAGAAGTTTATCTTCACTAGTATCAACACCAAGTGCATGAAGCCATGCTTCGTCAAGTGCGTTCTCGCTATCGATTAAGACAACATAAATGCCCTGTTGTTGGGCGTTACGCACAATATTTCCAGAACAAATATATGATTTGCCTGCACCAGATTCACCTGCAAACACAGTTACCTTACCTAGCGGAATTCCTTTATGAAAATCACCGCTAATAAGATAATTTAGAGCATAATTGCCTGTGCTAATCCAGTCTGTTGGATCCTGGAATCCAACACTAAGTCCGTCGATAGACTTAGTTAATGTTTTTCTAAATTTTGATAAGTCAAACGGCTTTGTAGCCATAGTTAATCTCCTAAATTAAAATAATAAGGGGGACCTGCCCCCTTATTTTACTTCTGACGGTTACGAATCATAGCCAAGATATCTTGTGCTCGGCTATCACCGCCTGCGGCAGGTGCTTCTGCTTTTGTTTCAGTTGCTTGGGCAGGAACTGCCTTAGCCGCTGGAGCAGGTTCGTCGTCATAACTATCGTCTTGTGCTTTAGGAGCAGACTTTGCTACAGGATCGCCTGTGCTTGAACTCATACCTGCGGGCTTAAAGTATTGACCCCAACGTTCCATATCAAAAGGTTCGCCATCTACAGATGCTTCGAACATTTCTTTCATAACTTTGAGTTCAATTTCAGTAGGCTTCTTAGGTAAGAAGTCATTTAGATTAAACAAGCCATGTGCTTTAATTGCGGCCTGTTCCTCATCACTTAGAGGACGCTCACGACGACTCCAGCTTGAAGTTGAGTAGTCAGCGTAACCGCCTTTACTACCTTTCTTCATACGGAAATCAAGTCCGTGTACGTAATCAGTTGGGAGATCTTCCAACTCTGGATCTACTAGTGCAGAACGGATTAGTTGGAAAATTTGAGGACCGATAATAAATCGGCGGATTGGATTTTCTGATTTTTCAGTTTCCTTCAAACCATCTTCAACAACAAAACCTTGGAAAATATAAGAACGTTTCTTCCAATATTTACGACCCATTTCTTCTAGTGCAGGATCTTTGAACCAGCCGCGAACTTCGCTAAGAATCGGACAGGTATCGCCATACATTTCCACGCATGGTACTTGTACAATAGTTTGTTTGCTTTCTGATTCACCCTTGATGCCAGCGAATGGCAGTTTGATCATTGCACGTTCAACCCAGAAAAATGTGTTATCTGTGTTGCCGTCGGGTAAGAAACGAAGTACGGATTCACCGCCTTCTTTTAGGTTCCAGAACGGGTAAATTGAATTATCACCGCCTGTACGTTCTCCTGAACCTTTTGATTCAGATGCCTTAAGTTTTGCTCTAATTTCAGCCAAAGTTGCCATAATTTTCTCCTTTAATATGCCTTTGCTTTTTATTTGCCTTTATTTGTTGAAACCTTTCAACAAAAAACGCATACATGTTATTGTATGCGTTTTTATTTATACAAGCAAGAGAATTCTTGCTCTAAATGTGGTATTATTTTGCCAATTAACGTAAACCAGCTAAATGCACAATACTGGCTAGATTTTGATCTTCGGAATAACCTACAGATTCTGCGCTTAATCCAAATGTATGCCCTGTACCATATTCTGGTTGACTAATATCGACTGCACCAGGTGCTACAGTAGCGGGTGCCGCTGGCTTACCACTTTGCTGTGGTTTTGGCTTAGCGAGTTGTGTGCCATACTTTTTTCCTCTCCAAGGGAAAGTCTGTTCACCGCTCTTACGTGCATCATTAAATGCTTGTCCAAATGTCATAGAATCTCTGTTCTTTGGTGCCGCTGGGGCTGGCGCATTATCTGCGGGGCCAAGGGCTCCGCCTTTTGAACCCTTCTTCATACGGAAATCAAGACCGTGTACGAAATCAGTTGGGAGATCTTCCAACTCTGGATCTACTAGTGCAGAACGGATTAGTTGGAAAATTTGAGGACCGATAATAAATCGGCGGATTGG